CGGCAGGGCCTAAGAATCGCGTTAGCAAACAATGGTGATGATTGTGTCATCATTATGGAAAGTGGTGAATTAAATGCTTTCACCAATGGATTCCGCGAATTCTTTGGTGATTTGGGATTTCGACTAACTGTCGAGCCAGCAGTCTACTGCTTTGAACGCATCGAGTTTTGCCAAACTCAACCGGTTTTGATTGATCAAGAATGGCGTATGCTGCGTAATCCTAATGTCACAGTGCAGAAGGGCAGCATGTGCACTCTACCAATCCCCAACAACAGAGTTCTCAGGCGTTGGATGATGTCTGTCGGACTGTGTGAGGGGGCACTCAATGAGGGGGTACCAGTGTTGCAGCACTGGGCTGCGGCTATGCGACGTAATGGTCTCAAAGCTAGCCGTAAATTCCAGGAGAACGTGTGGCGTGGCACCACACGTGGGTACTACTACGTGGGTCGTGACGTTCGGCTTAAACAGATTACCACAACCGCACGAGTCAGTTTCTTCAAGGCATTCGGAATTACACCTGATGAACAAGTGGCCTTGGAAGGAAAGTATCAACAGTACGTTATGTGTGATGTTATCATTGATGAATTGCACAGTCAGCGTGCCCTGGATAAACTTGGCATAGCACGTGACATGTCAACTATGTTACTTGCCGGGCATAGTTTTAACATAGATCAACGAACGTGTTAAAATGGCCAAGAAGAAGCAACCAATCGTCAACATCCGCACTGGCAAGTCACGGCCAGCGGCGAAGAAGAAGAAGAACGTGACAACAGCCCGGGAAATGACACTCCTGGGTGGTGCTCTGCGCCACCTTGGAGGGCTTGCCGGTGGTGCTGTGGGGGGAGTGTTCGGCTCCCCTGCAATGGGCGCTGCCGCTGGGTCGGGACTGGGCGGCATGATCAGCAAGTGGCTGGGCTCCGGTGATTATTCCGTATCCCAGAACTCGCTGGTCAACAGCGTGAAGGCATCGGGAAGCATCCCAATGATGCATAGTGAGGGGCAGACTGTTACAGTCCGCCACAAGGAATTCTTGACTGAGGTCAAATCCAGCTCAGGGTTCCTTGTGCAACGCTCCTTCACCATTAATCCCGGCAATTCAACCACATTCCCGTGGTTGGCACGCCTTGCCAACTCATACCAGCAGTATCGCATCAAGGGGCTTGTGTTTCACTATGTTCCAACCAGTGGTTCTGCTGTGTCTAGTTCCAATAATGCCCTTGGTAGCGTCATGCTCCAGACATCGTACCGCAGTAATGACTCTGCGCCGACGTCCAAGATCGAACTCCTAAATGAGTATTGGTCTAGTGAGGCAATGCCGTCCGAGGCTTTCTGTCACCCCATTGAATGTAATCCAGCCGAGAATCCGTTCAATGTCCAGTATATCCGTGCCGATGATTTACTGATCCCTACCAGTGACTCACCACTGCTTTATGACATGGGCACCACGCATTTGTGTGTGTCAGGTCAACAGGCTACTGGTGTGACGTTGGGTGACTTGTGGGTCACGTATGAGATCGAGCTGAAGAAGCCGATCATATCGAGCAACGTTACTACTGACTCCTTCCTCTATACAGCTTATGTTAACTCGGCAGCACCAACTTTTGCGGCTCCATTTCCGACCACAACAACGACGGAGGGCAATTTCCCCCTGCCGTTGGCAGGTCGGACTCTCAGCATACCGGCCAAGTATTATGGCACATTCTGGATAGTGGTGGGTTATGAATCCACTGCGGGTCCATTCACGAACCTGTCTATGACAGGTGCGCCCACCATTTCCAACTGTGTCATCGTGAACTTTGCTGATACCCTAACCGGAATCTCGAACCGTTACGAGATCAACACCACGGGTACACAGACCCGTGGCGTGTATGCATTTGCCGTGCAGAAGGTCAGTCGTGAAGACACAGCTGTCATCACTTTGCCGCTAGCCACGGCGGGCGCCGGCACATTTGGTAATGCTACCATTAATGTGTTTGGCTCCCGCTCACTAGCATAGAGCGGATTAGCGCCCCTAAAACGATCAAATCGTGGTCGTGCGCTATGGGCAATGCGCCTTGCCACCAAACGAATGAAACTATAAACATTGAAAACAACAAAATTCATATAAACACTTTAAGCGATTGTTCGCATTCGCACATTCTTGAACTCGAAGAAACATGCCGTCCAGGGGCAACGATTGTCGCACCGGGTAACCTACAGCCCGACTGCGAGGCCAAACAATCTGGACCAGTAGGGGACCGCATTTGTCTATTCCTGTTTGGGTCTTTCATTTGCATCATTGATGCTTTGAAAACTCTCTTTTCTTGAATGTGTTTGTTCGCAGCAAGTCTACATATTTACATTTGTCGCAAGGTATGCATCTGTAGGATAGATCGGCTGGAGTAGTCCCCAG